AAGGTATATGCGAAAGAAAGCTCTTCCAAATTAATTAGAGATACAACAATCAATTCTAAACTTATGACAAATAAAGATTTGACTGAAACTAAACGAATAAGATTTAATTGGGAATACGTCAGTTAAATTACTAAAACGTAAAATTTATATTTAATAATATGGAAACAGAAAATAAAAAAGGTGCGGGTAGAAAATCTAGCATAGCAACATATGAGGAACGCATCCCAGATGCATTTGAAATGGTATTATATGAAAAACTCTCCTACACAGAATTTAGGGTCCAAGGAGCCAAACGATGGGGGATCTCCGAACGTTCGGCTGAAAGTATTTGGAAAGACGTTAAAGATAGAATTAAAGCAAGATTTGAAGAGAAGACGGAAGAGATTATCTCCGAGCAGCTATCGAGGTACTTTGACCTACTTGCTAGGGCCAGAGCTGACAACAATAAGAGGGTGGAACGCGAGACGTTAGCAGATATAAACAAACTGTACGGATTAGAAACAAGAAAGATTGATGTAACCTCAAATGGTGAACCAATCTCTATTAATATTAATCTAACAGAGCAATAATTTTTTTCCCTTTATCACACGCAAAATTTCGTTTTTGCCTTACTGTATATATGAAAATTGAATTTATAATACCAACATTTGAAAGAACAAATCATTTGATAGCATTGCTCGGTTCATTAGCGGCACAAACAAATCCCAACTGGGTGGCACACGTTGTCGCTGATTATCCTGACGAACCTGTCGTTGAAAGATTGCATGATATAATTGGGTTTTTTAATGACCCAAGAATTAAATTAACCATACTAGACAAGCGTTATAATGACTGGGGACATACTCCAAGAAATATTGGTTTAGATATGGCGACCGAAGAATGGATTGTTATGACAGGGGAAGACAATTATTATGCTCCTATATTTGTTGAGGAGTTTTTAATTGCATCAAAGAAACCAGAGACACAATTCATTTATTGTGATATGTTACATAATCTGACTAGCAATTCATATCTACCTATTAAAACAAAAATACAATTAGGTTATATCGACATTGGATGTGCGGCATATATGAATAGATTAATTAGGGGTTTAAGATTGGACACAACTTATCCTGAGTCAGATCACACATTCATTTCAAAATACGTTATTAGTTTAACAGAGTTTTTCATGCCAATAACAAAGATAGATAAAGTATTATACGTTCATAACTAATGGCATCAGTAGAGATAACACCAACCAAGAGACAATCACAAGCATGGAAGTACTTAACTGACGACCATACTAACATTGTGTTATTCGGTGGATCTGCTGGTGGAGGAAAGAGTTGGCTGGGATGTTTATGGATTGTTAATATGTGCATTCAATATCCAGGCGTAAGATGTTTGATTGGACGTACGGTATTACAACAGTTAAAACTAACCACATTAAACACACTATTCGGATTGCTTAATGATATGACATTTAAATCTGGTGAGCATTATACATTCAACGGCCAGTCAAATGTAATGACCTTCTATAACGGATCTGAGATTATACTAAAAGATTTAGCATACCAACCATCAGACCCAAACTTTGATAACCTAGGTTCATTGGAGATAACAGCGGCGTTCATTGATGAAGCGGCACAGATTACATCATTAGCATTCAACATCATTAAATCACGTCTTAGATACAAACTAAATGAATACAACTTCATTCCAAAAGTATTGATGACCTGTAACCCTTCAAACAACTGGCTTAAGAAAGAGTTTTATCTACCATTTGTACAGCAAACATTAGAAGATAACAAAGTATTCATCCCATCATTACCATTAGATAATCCACACTTACCACCATCTTATATTGAGATGCTTAAGTCATTGCCACCTCAACAACGTAAGAGATTGTTAGAAGGTGACTGGGATTACCTGGATGAAGCAGATGCATTATTTGATTTTGACAGCATATCCAATTCAGTATTCAAATTTGTACCAGAACCAACAGACAAGAAATATATGTCAGTTGACGTTGCTAGGTTTGGATTAGATAGATCCGTAGTCGCTATTTGGAGTGGCATGGTTGTCCTAGAACTTCTTGTGTACAGCAAACTATCAACCACAGAATTATCGGCTGAAATTAGGGAGTTAATTGCGAAGTACGGAATACATCCTACGAATGTTATCGTAGATAGCGATGGCGTTGGCGGTGGAGTTGCTGACCAGATCCGTGGGTCTAACTTTGTGAATAACTCATCAGCATTACACAACCAGAACTTTACCAACCTTAAGTCACAATGTTATGTGAAACTATCTGAATTGTTTAAGGAAGGTAAGATAAGTTTAAACATATTGGACCCACAGAAAATAGATGAACTAACACAGGAATTATTAGCGATAAAATTAAAAGACGTTGATAAAGATAATAAAGTAGCCATTATGTCAAAGGATGATATGAAAAGAATATTGGGTAAATCCCCTGACTTATCAGATGCATTGATGATGAGAATGTACTTTGAAATAAAAAACATGAAAGCGACAGGAAGATATTCCATCGCATTTATATAAATAGATATATATGCTTAGATTTAAAATAGATGATGTACCATACATTGTTAACAACGTAATAACGATAGAACAATATGCAAAGATTTATAAGATTAAGGACTTCTTCACACAAGATTACTTTGCAGCAAAATTAATTAGTACAGTAAGTAGTTGTCCATTAGATGACCTATTAGATTGTCCATTTGAAGAGATTGTATATATATCCAATTATATAACAGATAAACTACCCAAGAATGATGACATTGTATTCAAAGATAAATTTGAATTAAACGGTGTTGAATATGGTTTCTTTCCTAACTGGAGAGATTTAACCTTTGCTGAGTTTATTGATATGGATACGTTATCAACAAAAAAGGTTGATGAATTATTAGATGTATTACATATTCTAGCGGCAATTATGTACAGGCCCATCACCAATAAAATATCTGAACACAACTTTGAGATAGAGAAGTATGATTTAACTACGTTAGCAAAACGAGCCGAATACTTCAAAAAGAATTTAGATGTGTCATATGTAATAGGTGCACAGTTTTTTTTTATCAAATACGCAAAGAAATTTTCAGCTTATACCCCTCCATCTTTGGTGAGCAAGATGAACTTATGGACCCAGATAAAACTAATATGGATGATGTGGAGGATGATTTTCAAACTAACTTCCAAAAATCGTTCGGGTGGTTTCTTGTCGTCAACAAAATTGCTGACAACGATTTTACTAAACACGAATACATCTACCAAAAAAACATAACGGAATGTTTAAATCAGTTGTCATATCTCATATCTTGGGAACAGGAACAGATTAAAGAACAGAAGAAATTGCTGGGTCAGGTATAATTTCAAGTTACATTTCGGATTATTTTATATTTAATAATAGAATGCTTAACACAAGTTCAATTAATTACAAACAGATAGTAGCGGACCTTAGCTCAATCGCTTATCACCACCAACAGATTAAATCTTTTGGGTTTGGTGACCTTGCACAATGTACAAACGATATTGTAACAAAACAGGAGCCAGAATATACAAGAATGTATGTTGTTCCTGGGGATGTAAGATTAAACGAGAACCATCTGAATTATCGCTTTTCTATCATCATAATGGATAGAGTTGATGATGACCAGTCAAATCAGGCGGAAGTAATGTCTGATACATTGAGAACAATAATGGATGTTTGGACTGTTCTATTACAATCATACACAGCAGCACAAGGTGACTTTAGTTGGTATTTGGTTGTAGAAGAAAACCCAGATGTAATACCATTCTTAGAAAGATTTGAAACCATTCTAGGTGGGTGGACATTAAACGTATCATTTCAAGTTGCGTTTGATTATAATAGTTGCACACCACCAGTTACAGGGAACTTCCAATTCCCAGAAGACCAACAATACAACAGTTACAAATATATATTGGATGAGTTTCAACAATTTGCAAACTTACACCAACAGGTTAATTCATATGGATTTGGAGATATAGAGCAATTAACAAACGACATAATAACAAAACAAGAGCCAGAATATCCACGTATGTATGTTCTACCTGATATCACTTTGATACAACGTAGTCATA